AGGGCTGTTCGGTGGCTAGATGCAATCTGATCAAACAATTGCTTGTCTTTCATCCATGCAGGGTAGCGGTGGCTTTCTCTAGTGATGCGTCCTAGCTTTACCGCTTGGATATAGGTAACAAGTGTTTTGGTGCCAATGGTTGATTTATATCCGCGCTTTTCCCACTCCATTACCATGCGAATAATGTAGGAAACTAGCGCACCTTCATGGCCTCGCCACATCTTGACGGCGGGGTGGTTGCGCCAGCCTTTAGCTGGTCGGTGATTGCCCCGTGGATCCAGTTCCACAAGGTTCATTAGTATTTGCCAGCCCTCTAGGGCTTGCTTATTTAAACGGGCGCGGTCAAGGACCTTAGCGGTGTCCGCCGAGCCAAATAGCGGTACAAATGTTTGCATAACTACAAGCTAGCAAAGAGTTTAGGATTTGTCAAATCCAAATGGTTTAGCCACGCTCTGCTTAAGGGAGCCATAAACAATTACCTGAAAAATGCCCGCTTCTACGGATTGCTCGATATCTGGGACGCTTTCAGCCTCTGGATAGGAAACTTTAAGCTCTAGGGAAACTTTGTCCTCTACTTCATCTTCTGGAACGCCAAGAAATCTACCAACTTCTGCTACTGCAGTCTTTTTTGCCTTATCTAGGCTGTGGGCAAGAATTTTTAGCTCAAAGCTAGTTCGCATTACTGCTTCCTTATACGCTTCTCTAGTTTGTACGGGGAGTAGTGGACGCCCCTAAGTTCTGGCTTTTTTCCGTCGGTGTCGTTGAAGATGACGTCTCCATAACGAACTGCAACCACTGTGCCGCGGCGCCCGTTGTGGATGGGTCCGAGCTTGTCTGAGAAAGCATCTGCCTTAACTCGGACGATGTCTCCAACGACAATCTGTCCTGGCTGTAGTTGTATCCAGGTGTAGTCATCTTCACTTTCTTCTTCTTTGATTGCGTGGCCAACAGCCAATTTAGGGAATACTGTTAAAATTTCTTTGATCATTGGTTCGCTTAGATCTGGCAATTCAGACCAAGTGTCTAGCAATTTCATTATTGCTTTACCGGAGCCAACTTTTACCTTGGCTGCTTGTAGCTGCTCAGCTACCCATTTCTTGTCTATCTCGGGCATTTATAACCTCTCCAATCTAGATCCTACCAGAATTTTTTCGACTTCAGACCCAAGCTCATTTATTGACGGAAGTGATTCTAGGTACACGCCCCGCTGGGTAGAGGCCAATTGCTGCCTCTGCGACGGTGACATGTCTTCTACTTGATAGGGCAAAAGCGACCAACTATCAGCAAAATTTGTTGTTTCATTCCAATCTGTAACAATGGGAGTAGATGTATTAAAGGCTTGAATTATTCTATAGTTCCACCAAGTAATCAAATTTCTTTCTTGGGGTGGAATAATTAGTCCCATGCCATTCCTAATGACATCTAGAGCATAGGTATCATCTGTCTTTTTGCCGGCCTTGGTCGGTTGTTTGGGGAAAACAGTGGATTTGTTTATATGATCTACCCAGCTATTTTTGATATTTTCTACTGCCCAGTAGTCTTTTCGACCAATTCTTGGTACTTCTGGATCAATAAAAAGTCCATCAAAATTAACACCAAACGTATTAGAACTATCTCCAAATCCTAGGGCAGTTGAAACTTTTTCATCACTATTCCAAGGCAGCCCCGGGTAAATAATTGTCGGCCAATCGGAAACCAACATATGAGCAATAGCTTTTTCAACTATGCTTGGATTTTTTGAGACGGTGTTGTATCCCTCGCGCTTCGAATAAAAACTGCCAAAAAGTATAGACGGATTTTTTAAAGAAGCATTTATGCTATTTTTGTACTGCCAAACTTGGGGACTGTCTACAACTAATTTAATTTTTGGGGAGTTAAACATTAGGCCTAGAACATGTAGGGCACCATAAAGCTTGTTTGCACTTAGTGAAGTTGGCGGTAAAAATCCAAATATAATGTGGTCGTATTTTTCTAAATCATCTTTAGTCCAAGAAAAACTGGGGGATGACCAGGTTATGTCTGCATACTCAGAAAGTACAGAATCTAAAATATTAAAAAAACTAAAGTTACTTGGTTTTTTGCAGTGATGGGAGCCCATCCCAGTAAATAAAATTTTCATTGAGGTTCCAAATTTAGTTGAGCGGGGTGCTAATTAAGCACCCCGCATCAATTGTTAGAAAGGAGCATCTCCAGTTTGAGCAACTGGTGAGGCTGGTGCTGGTGCCGGTGCCGGTGCCGGTGCTGGAGCTGGAGCTGGAGCTGCCATTGCTGGCGCAGAGGCAATGCCCCTAGCTGCGCCAGAAGAAGCAGAGTAGCTCTTGATATTGTTGCCAGTTTTGCCCTGGTAGGTACTTAAAACAACCTTACCGCGGAAAGTTCTTCCGAGAAGGGCTTGTTCTACCTGAGCTGGTGATGGATCTGCTAGCCAATATTCCTTGGTTAGGCCCAGTGCCGCGCCCTTTGCAAAGAAAATGTCCATAGCAGTTTCGTTTTCAGGCGAAACTACCCACTGATCCCAAACACGACGTTTGTCGTGGGGGCCGCCCTGAACCTCATTGGTTAGCTTAAACATAAGCTTTCCAGTAGAAGCAACAGTAGCCGAGGCCTCGATTACCTTGAACTCGTAAGTTCCTTCTGGTAGAGGTTCGTAGTTAGCTTTTGCAGCCGCGTCTCCAGCTTTCTGGACTAGCGCTGCGAAATTGACCGTAGTCATAGGTTTTATCCTGCTTTCTTAGTTGTTGTATCTGTCTTCTTTTCGCCGAAGACCATGTCCAGCATGCGCTCGACCCCAAGGTCTTGCTGCTGTACTACTTTACCTAGACGTCCCTGGACGCGCTCACCAGCTTCATACTCTGGCGTACGCTCAACATACATGCGTCGCACCTTGTACGGAGGCTGTAGTGGATCTGGATTTGGTTCCGTCTCCACAGTAATTGCTCCAAGAATGTCGTAGAAATATGGGGCCTGAATCGCTAGCTGGCCTTGTAGGTAAGGACGATAAACGCCATCCTGTCCCTTACGCGCCATAGCGGTCAGTACTACAGCCTCAAGAGGCTGAGTAGGGTGCATTGTCAAGTCACGAAGATCACGAAGAAGTGCGCCCATGTGGCGAAGAAGCTCGCCCCACTGTTGCATCTTCATTTGCTCCGTACCGGCAATGTTCTCCATGCACTTGACCTGGAGCTCCGAGATGGAGTCAATGATCAAGGACTTGAATTGGTGTTTGCCTGACTGAAGCCACTGGAAAGCCTTGATAACAATGTCGTAGCTATTTACCTTAACTACAACTGTGTCCCAAGTGCCATCAGCAAGTGGCGGTTCTTCGGTCAGGGGGTCCCAGTACTTGATGTTGATTGGGAGGAATCGATGTCCACCTTCAACGTCAAGCATTAGGCGTGGGTATGGTGCCGTTACTGCAAAGCTGGACTTACCAACCTTGGATTCGCCATAAACCATAATTGTTAAGCTGCGATCCACTGCATTAGACATTACTCACTTCCCTTCTCTTTTTCTATTCCGTAGTATCCGTAAGGGTCGGCGACCACAAACGCATCGCTAATTGCAGCCTCTGCGGCGCTTCCGTCGTCAACCAACGGGCAAATAGCGAAGAATTGGCACTTCCACTTACAATCCCGGCTTGGTTTCGGGTATACGTGGCGGAAGTGGCTCTCACCGGCATCTAGGGCATCACGCACTCGCATGATGTCATCCAGCGTGCCTTCCAGGCGCTCATAAAATGAACGGAGAGCAAACTTATTGTGACGAACTTCAATCTGGTCATAAAACGGTGGTTTAGCATAAGCACCGCGTTTAACTTTACGAAGCATCGTAAAGATAGCTCCATCGGCTCGTTCACCTTCTTGGTTTTGTGCCTCCTCTAGAAGCATGTATGTTAAAACCTGCTCATTCATGTGAGCAATAGATCCAAAGTCAGCAAATGATCCACCAACCGTTTTGAAGTCGCGAAACATACGAGCACCATCAATTTTTCGACGCACGCGCATGTCGATTTTTCCCTGAAGAGTAACACGACCGTCAAGCATCGGGCGCTCAATAACTTCTTCTGTAGAAATCATTTCCAGCTCGGCGTCGATACCATTTAGTTCTACCCACTCTAGATAGCCCTCTAGCATCACCCTGCCAAGCTCAGCCTCTGTCTCTAGGTTAGAAGTGTCGCGATACTCATCATTAAGAACTTTCATGTCTCTCTTGACTAGCTCGGCGTGAGCGTCAAGTAGAGGTGTACCCTTCGAATAATACATATCTAAAGCTTCGTGAATTCTTGATCCTAAAGCTAATGCTCCGGTAAACTCTTCTACCTTTGGACGTAGTCTTCGGTAATATGTAAACCACCAGCGTCTACGGCAGTCTTTAAATGTTTGAATCTCCGAATTAGAGATTCTTACTGGCTCTGCTGCTGATGTCATTATTTGTCCTTAAGTAGCTTTAGAAGCTGATCTTTGTCTTTTACTATTTGCTGGAAATTATAATCTTTGGTCCCCAGCGTGTCAATAACTTTTTGCTCTACGGTACCCTCTGTTACATAATCTGTAATGATTATTGAGTCGTGTATTTCAGACCCAATTCTGTGAACTCTGTCTAGTGCCTGCTTATAGTCCACCAAAGACCAAGGGCGTTGCAGCATAACTAGTCTTCTGGCAGCAGTTAGGGTCACACCTACACCGCCAGCCTGGGCGGTGAATAAAATCCATTTTGTTCGGCCAGACTGAAAATCATCGATTGCTTGCTGACGCTCAAATTCATTCTGAGACCCAGTAATTAGACCGTGCTTAATCCCAACTTTAGTCATTTGAGCGCTTAGGAGTTCTATTAGCTGTCTAGATACAGCACATACCGCAACCGAGTCATCTCCAAAGTCACCATTACTGATGTCATCCATAAGAGCATCAACTTTACAAGAGGGGTCTGACAATATCATTTTTTCACCGGTCTCGGTTAGTTCTATCTGGCCATACGCGCTGGCAAACTGAATTAATCTGCCCATCTGAACCATTGGATTGGTTGCTACGACTAGATCGCCGGAATAGTCATCTTCTTGAATTTCACCGTCTAGCTCAAAACTAGAACTACTTTCAAGCATTGCCATCATGTTGTCTAGCATTTGATTATATGCTTTTTCTTGCTTTGCGCCCATTTCTACATCTCGGCGGTCATGAATTACTTCAGGAAGCCAAGGGAGCACTCTAACCTTGAGCATGCGACGCATACGTGGATTTATACCTGCAAAGAATTCCGTTTCCATAGCTGGTTTTAACCCAAGCACCATTAGTGCCCCAAAAGCATTTGGAAAAGTGTTTACATAGCGGTCAATCCATTTAGTCTTACTTGGCCACTCTTTGGAGTCGAGCCAATGAAGGATTGGCCATAGGTCTACAACATCATTTGCTATTGGGGTCCCAGTCAAAGCAAATCTAATTTCGGCTTTACCAGAAGCTGACCATAGAGCTCTAGTCTGCTTTGATTTTGGGTCTTTTGATCTGTGAATTTCGTCCGCAACAACTGCCTTGAATGGAATGTTGTTTAATTCACGCTTATGAACTTCGCAGCGGGCGGGAGTGATTTTGGAGTCATGCCCCCCACATTCTGTACAGTGGGCTAGAGCAATCGGACCATAAGATTCCAACCTTGAGTGAGTTCTTAGTGACTCCCAGTTAATGACATAGACCTGGGCCTCGTGCTCAAAAGCTTTTCGCCTTTGGGTGGCGGAACCTTTAATTACCTGAACATCGACTCCAGGCCACCAGCGATCAAATTCTCGTTCCCAGTTTGTTTTTAAAGTATTTGGGCACACTATTAGTGCAGGAAAAACATCCTCTCCACTCTCTTTAAGTCTCTTCAGTGCTCTAATAGCCTGAGCAGTTTTTCCAAGACCAGGCTCGTCTGCTAGAAGAGCGCGTTTAGCTTTAACTAGAAAATCCACCCCCGCACGCTGATGTGGGAACAAATCTTCATCACCTATTTCAGACATTTCAAGATCACGAAGTAGATTTGAAGGGTCAATTCTATTTATTTTTTCGTTGGTGGCCCATTCAGCTAACTTTGGGCCAATCTCAAGTTGTTGCCCGAAAGTGGAGCGCAGAGACAGGCAACCAGTCCAAGAAACGGGAATACGCCAGACATTCTTGTCTGAGTCCCATCTGGAGCCTGGTAGCGATCGACAAACTTCTTTTAGTCGCCATTCAGCATTAATAATTATGTGGTCGTTCTCTAACTCCACGTAAACGCCCAAGTCGGGCCTCCATTCGTTACTAGAATATATTATCAGAAAAAAGTGCTAGTTGTACTTATTTTTTTGATAATAACTACTTTTCAAGCAATCTTATTGGTTTCCAACCAATTTTGATACATCTTAGTAGGGCGTGTCGGATCGCGTCTAACGCGTGCCCGTCGCCCCCTACGTGCCAGTATTCTAGTTTCTTAAGCTTCTTGTTGTCAAACATAGTCATAGCATCGGCGGGAGCTTGGAAGAAAATGTCATCCATTGGACGCCCGTTATCCTTTAGGCACTGCTTAATAATGCCAATAACTTCTAGAGAATAGGGAGCCTGGGAGTTCTTGGCTGTCTGTAGATTAATTATGAACCGCTCACAGACAACGTCCAGCTGAAAACGCTTCTCAGGAGCCCATAAAACGC